TTGGGAGAACGTAGTGGGATGGATTGCTGCTTGTGTTCTTGTCGTATTGTTGTTACCTGTTTTGGGTATGCTTTACATGGATGTATTGCAAACCAGAAATGAAGCACAAGAACAGATTCAGAAGGTTGAGAAACTCAGAAGGCAGATTGAGCAGAAAGAAAGAGAGAAAGAGAAATGAACATTTATTGTATTTGGGGCTTATCTATCCTTTTGGTGCTGTTAGCTGGCTGTGATGACCGCTACCGCTATCCTTGCCAAGACCCATTAAATTGGTCTAATGCTGAATGTAAACCCCCAATTTGTACCGCTTCTGGCACTTGCCCAGAGATGTTAGTTAAACCCGAACAGGAGAAGAAGTAATGGCAACCATTGGATATAAACCTAATAATCGCCTGACTGCTGATGAGATTGAAGTCAGAGTATGGGCATTCGTTATCGTAGTATTGGTGAGCATTCTGTTAGCTTCTATGGGTATGTTTCTGTACTCTGTTTCTTTTGTACAACAGCCCATGAACGGCAGTATGGCGGCTATTGATAAGGTGTACACCCAACAAATCAGCACCATCATGGTGTTCATTACTGGTGTTTTAGGTGGTGTAGCTGGTAGGTCTGGTGTTAAGGCAATAGCCACAGCATCAGCTAAGGCAGAGGCCACTGACAACGATGAGCCGCCAAAGCCATGAGTTTATTTAATCCTTGGGTGCTGTTAGGCATCCTGATGGCAGTAGTTGGTTCTTTTGGCGGTGGCTATCTCAAGGGGTCAGATGATGAGGTTACTCGTCAACAACTTGAGATTGCTGCCCTAAATGCTGAAGCTAGGGTAAAGGAACAAGCCCTTATAACTGCTGTTCAGACCCAATCCACCAAACTTCAAAAGGCAAATCAAGATGCAAAACTTGCTCAACAAAAGCGTAATTCTGACATTGAGTCTGGCGCTCTCAAGTTGCGGCTTTCTGTCAAAGCCCCCGTCTGCCCCGTACATACCGCCTCAGATGCCCCCATTACCAGCGGAGATAGCGTTCAAACAACAACCGAACTTGACCCAGCGTTTGCTCGATCTCTTGTCGCCATCACAGACGATGGAGACAAAGCCATCAGGCAATTGAACGCTTGCATAGAGGCTTACAATAGTGTTTATCAAACTTTGAACAAATCACGTTAAGATTCACGCTGTTGTCATTGATTTAGTTTACTTTAGGGCAACTTCAATGGAGTTGTCATGACAAAACTATCAGACAAAGAGTTTCTTGAGTTATGGGCAACACATCAATCTGCATCTGTAATTGCAAAAATTATGGACATGGATTTACGTTCAATCCAAAAACGTAGACGTCATTTAGAAGTTAAATTTGGACAATCTCTTAGCCCAAAACTTTTACCTGTTACTTTAAGCAAACCCGAAAATCCAGCAAGAAAAGAACTTGGGATAGAGAATGGCGTTGTTATTGTTTTTAGTGATGCTCACTTCTGGCCTAGCATCCACACAACGGCGTATAAGGGACTTCTTTGGGCAATTAAAGAGTTTCAGCCAAAGGCTGTTATTGCCAATGGAGATATATTTGATGGCGCTAGTATTAGCCGTTTTCCTCGTATTGGATGGGATTCAACGCCATCGGTAATACAAGAGTTGAAAGCCTGTGAATTGGCAATGGGTGAGATTGAAGAAGCCGCCAAGAAAGCAAGACACAATGTAAACCTAGTGTGGACACTTGGTAACCATGACGCAAGGTTTGAGAACCGCCTAGCTGCCAATGCCCCTCAATATGAGCAAGTCAAAGGCTTTTCTCTGAAAGACCATTTCCCTGCTTGGCATCCATGCTGGAGTTGTTGGCCTACCGAGGAAGTAGCTGTTAAACATCGCTGGAAAGGTGGCATTCACGCCACACACAACAATACAGTCAATGCTGGTGTAAGCATAGTTACAGGGCATCTACACAGCCTCAAAGTCACTCCTTATGCTGACTACAACGGCAACAGGTTTGGGGTCGATACAGGCACATTGGCAGAGACTGATGGCCCTCAGTTTGTCAACTACCTAGAAGATTCGCCTGTCAATTGGAGGTCAGGGTTTGCTGTACTGACATTTCATAATGGGAAATTGCTTTGGCCTGAGTTAGTGCATAAGTGGGATGAGGGACAAATTGAGTTTAGGGGCAAGGTTTATGACGTATGACCTTGTAGCTTATCTCAGATCTGAAATAAAAGAACTACATCACATTTTGCATGAAACTCAGCTTGCTTTGGCGCAAGCAAATGTCAGGCTTAACAGACGTTCTGAACCCTTAACTGAGGAACGTATCTATACCTTGTATAGACGTAGCTTGGACTGGCGTAAGTTGGCTAGAGACATTGAAGCAGAGCACGATATTGAATAAAAAAAGGGGAGTCCTAAAACCCCCCTGTTAAGGTCAACTGCACTTAAATTATGCCACACGTTCCCAGACTAAGCCATCTTCGTCTTCTACGATCTCTCCGATTTCGTATTCGTCGGATTCTGCGTCTTCGTCGGTTTCGTCTTCTTCGTCAGTTTCTTCATCGCACTGATATTCGTAGTCTTCGGTAACGTCATAGTCAACGCACCAATCGTGGTTTTTTTGGAATTCGATGAATTCCTGAATGATTGCAATCTTGTCGAAATCCATTGTTTCAACAGTCACCTTGTCTGAACCAAAATCCCAATCTGCAATGTCAATCTCAATCTTGTACATGATGTTCCCCTTGTTATGGCATGATTGCCAAGTAAAATGCTATCCTCAATTTGTGACAGACACCAGCAATAATCCATCAATTTTTACAACGAAAGGTTAAAGAAATGAACTTATCAGCCAATTTTTCTTTGAAAGAACTAACGAAATCTGACACTGCTACCCGCCTTGGGATTGATAACACGCCCGATGATGAAGCCATTGACAATCTAAAGACTTTGTGCGACAAGGTGCTTCAGCCTGTTCGTGACCACTTTGGTAAGACTGTTACTGTGAATTCTGCCTATCGTAGTTCTGAGACGAACCAAGCTACAGGAGGCTCAAAGTCGTCAGACCATGTGAAAGGCCAAGCTGCCGATATTGAGATTGCTGGCATTGCCAATGCTGATTTAGCCCAATGGATTATGGATAATTTGGACTATACACAATTAATCTTAGAGTTCTACACACAGGGTATACCCGACTCTGGTTGGGTTCATGTTAGCTATGACCCTAACAACCTTAAGAAGCAGGAATTGACTGCTGTTAAGGTGGCAGGGAAGACTCAGTATCTGAATGGACTACAGGCTTGATTTGAGTCTTACAGAAGTGTTTGGGGACAAGGTGTTCAAAGAAGATCACTTCCCCACACTTCTCACATAACCATGCTTCACCTCGGTCTACAGTGGTTACTTTGTTCCCACGTTGACCATTACGTCTACCATAAAAGGTTCGTATTTTGCGAATCATTTACCAATTTTAGCCTTTGAATAGATAAAAAAATCACGCTTTTCTGTCAACGCAATACGCTCTCTTGCGTTTTTACCAAAGGCTTGACCAGCAGCAAATTGCCTAAGTTCTTTGTCTCTTGTCCAAATACTAGGTTCTCCTCGCCAATCAAATACGTTTTTCTTAATCATCTTTACCCCATCGTTTACATAATTGCTTTATTGTTTTACTTTGCTTCTTAGGCTTTTCACACACTTCACTCACAGATTTATCTTTTGCTTTTGCCTGTAATTGTGGAGAAGTCAGAGGTTTAGGTGTATCAGGAAAGAGATTAGTCCATCCTGACACCCCCATAACTATACCGATAATAAGTCGGTCAATCATTCATTATCAACTTCGTTTTGTAGGAAATAAAGTACCCAAACAAGGATGACCCCAAAGGCAATCACTGCAAAACCGCCAAAAGCCATTAACATAAAAGTTACGAGTACATCCCACATTAGACTGCCCTCCACTCACGTTCATTACGCCCTGCTGAAGACTTAACTGTTCTGCCTGTCAACTCAATCAGGTTCATCTTCTGCAACTCGTTTAAACGCCTTGCAACCTGATTTGCCTCTAACCCGCTATGTCTGGCTATCCCATCTTTTCCAAGCGAACCATGAGCCTTTAAACAGTCCACAATGGTGCTGAAGTGCTTTGAGGCCAAGTCTTTGGCAGCATCAGCAGCTTCATAGCTAGTAACTGGGTCGGAACATCTAACCCTGTTAAATATTGGTAAATCAAAGAATCGTTTCACTTCACCACCAAAATGTATGTCGTCTAATTTTGTCATTATTCACTCCTATCAATTAAAAGTTAGTGGGTACTCACTTGCGCTTTCCCCGTTGTGTTACATCAAAAAGGGATGTCAGAATCCATGTCTTCAATGGATGACTTCTTCTTTGGTGAGGAAGTATTAGCTTCTTCTTTAGGGCTTACTGCTAAACCCATGAACTTGCCTGTTTTTCCCTCTTTAATCCAAGCTGATAGCCAATAGGGTTGACCATCAACTGTGATGTTCCCCTTGTAATCAGGTTGGTTGCCTGTTTCTTTTTTGTCGTTCTTAAAAAGTACGCCGCTGTTATCCCTTTGGGTAGTTTCCATTTTTACACCTTTATTTCATTGAGTTTTTTAACTTTGTCATCCACTTCTTGAAGAAACTGGATAACCTCTTGTTCGAGTTCTGCAATATACCTATCATTGCGCTCGATTCTTTTGACAAACAGTTGTAGGTGTTCAGGCATTCGTGGGTCGAAACTCACAAAGTCGCACCAACTTCTATCTGCACATCGCATCTGCCACTGCATTTGGTCATAGTATTTCTTTGCTGGCTCATCTCCCAAAATGGTATCAATGTGGGTTGCCGTATTGGGACACTTGATCTCTAGGCATCCATCATCGCCCACCAAGCCATCAGGAGAGGCGGCAGACATAGCAATAGTTGGATGGTCAATAGCACCTACCTGATTTACCATATTGCCTGTTTTCAACTCATAAGCCGCACGAGCATAAATTTCCTGCTCAATTCCCCATTCCATAGCCGCATTGGTGTATGACTCTGCTACTTGGTTTGTCATACGCTCGACTACCAGTTGAGCCATGTAGTTAGCCCTGCTGGTGCTGTAGCCTGACTTAGTTTTGGCAACAATGTCAGAGATGCGAGATGCAGTAGCTTTGCCACAACGCTGTGCAAACCATTCGGGTGTGCCTTGTTCTACTTCACTCATTTCAATGCTCCTTTACGCTTTTCTTTGGCATCAATCACTTTCTTTTGCCAATTTTTATCACCAGCGCAAGCAGAGTAAGCAGTGCTGTATACATTCTTGAGTTCCTCTAAAGTTG